ATGATGTCACCCGTCAAAGACTTGGCTAGATGGGGTAAAAAACGATCATAGAGCTTATGTTGTTGCTGATAGTAGGGTAAGGTATGCCGAGCTGTCATTTCGATCAACAGATCGCCTAATTGATATTTCATGGCGCACCTACTAACTGCCCTTCAAAAGCATAAGTACCGATATGGGACAATCGTGTCCAGGGCGCTGCCCAAACTTTACCGCCATTGATGCGCCACAAACGGCAAAAATGATAGTCCTCAGATAGCAGACGGTTAGTTTCAGGCTCAATNGAAGTAGCAAAATACTCTCTAATTTGCTCTNAGTGTTGCATTTGACCAGACAGATCGCCTACATCATTGCTATAAGCGGGTACTTTATCGGCTAATTGTTCAAATACTTCACGCTTAATGAGCATAAACCCTGTACCGCCATTAAAGATCTCTACAGGCTCATTAACAGGCACAGTTACTTCGCCTTGGTAATCTACCAAATTGACCACAAAAGAGCCTGTATGGTGCTTTAATTGGTCGTTAGGCACATTGGCATCCATCGCTTGTCTTACGGTGTTCCAGTTGATCTCTTTTTTAGGATAAATGCCACAAATAATTTCTTTGTCCACTTCTAACATTGCCAAAATGTCGGTAGGGTTAAATTTGATGTCCGCGTCAATAAACATCAGGTGCGTACAAGCGGTTTTTAAAAAAGTGTGTGTGAGCGCATTTCTCGCTCTGGTAATCAAGCTTTCGTTAAACATATAGCTAAACTGCGTTTCAATGCCTTGTTGCGTAAACACATTTTGCATTTGCTGAACCGATTGAGTGAAGTAACCAGCGCACATACCGCCATACATCGGAGTTGCTACAAACACTTTAATTTGACTGTTATCCATCATTTTTCCTTTAAAAAAGTAATTCTTTTTCCAATTTATCAAGCTGCTTAAACCAATTTTTAGGAATGCAAACACACTCCTCTTTCCGAACTTCGTGATTTCTACGCATAATTTGTGTTTCGGGGTCTCCGTCAATAGTGAAATACAAAAATTGATCGTCAAACTGCACAAACATAAATGCGGGTACTTTTTCTGTTTTAGCCTTTTCTTTTAAAGTGCAAAATTTCTTTTTAGTAAATTGAAAATCGCCATAAGTATCAAAAGCGTTAAACCTTCTGCGGTACTCTCCAAACCCTAATAAATATTTGCCAACCCTAAATTCCCAGTCCCAGATGCTCATTTCTTCCTGGGCGGTAACATCAATTTTTAGCCAGTTTTGCAGCATTTGACGAGTGATTTCTTGATTGGCCAAGTCTTCCTTGATCTGCCAATCTTGCTTGCGATTCATGCCTTTTTCGGGTGTCATACGGATTCAACCTTGACAACCACCAAATCCTTTTTGATTTTGACAATCGTAAACATATTTTTTTGGTGTTCTTTGGCCACCCGCTTGCGGTATTCAATTTCTTTTTGAAGAATGTGCCAAAACTGCGATTTAATGATCATGTTATCCCCTAAGTTAAGATGCCAGCTTGCCTAAAAAGGACGGCTGGCGCGCCCTTCCTAACCCCATTTAGGCTTGGGGAGGTACAACATCTTCCATTAACCCCACCATTACGGTACAACCACCGTTTTTGATGGGTAAACCGCGTTTAACAACGATTTGTTGAACGCTAACATCGTCTGTATAGGCGATGCCGATAAGTGAATCCAGTATTGGCTTGACGCAGTTGTCAATATCCATGAGTTTTTTAGACCGTGGTTTAAGAATGATCTCAACCCATACTGGCTGATCGCCATAATTGGGTACGCGCCATTCTGCGCAATAAGCCGTAACATCATTTTTAAAATCTCTTCCCCGTTGACTAATGAACCTACGATGCCCACTCGCAATCCAATAATTGTTGATCGAAGGCGGATAAGGTAGGTTCAAATAAATCATATTAGCGACAAAGGGTTACCCAATGGCATCCACCGCCACCACAAACATATTGTTGCCAGCAATTCGCGTATTGCGCTGATGCTAGTCCAACAACAAAACATAATGCAGCTGCTATTGCATACTTTTTCATAATGAGCTCCTAAAAAGGTACATCGTTGTCATTGACTTCGCGAGGGTAAGTTCCCGCGGCTTGTGTGGGTGGTTTCCAGTTATCTTCCGATAAGCTGATTAACTGCCCTTTAGGGGTGTTTTTAGTCCACCCAGCTAGTTTAACCACCTGACCCGCTTTGTAATCCTCAGAAAGCAAAATCGTGCCTTTCCAATCGGGTGATTTGTCACTAGTTCTTTTCTCGTTCATAAAAAGAACGCCTTTGCCCATCTGGGCGATGTGTCCGTTAGACATTTTTAATTTCCTTTCTGTGGATTGCAAGCTTGGATAAGAACTTTGCGGTTGTATTGCCGTCAAAAGACTTTGTATATTCTTCATTTACCGCCCTAAATTGTTTGATCTTCTCGTACTTTTCCTCTGCGGTAAATTTGGGTGATTCATGAATCTTGGCGTGCATTTCGGCAAAACCATCAATCCAATCATCCTGACAAACATAGCGCGCGTAAGGTTCGTCCATGCCTGGCACATACAACGGCAAGGCAGCATCCACCAAATCTTCTGGTATTGCAGACAAATCCATCACGCTCGGTATTACAGACCCCATAACCTTCTCTTTTAATGGAGCTGCTGGCTTATCTTCAAAGCTTTCTACTTCTTCGGGTGAGTAAAATCCTGTGACGCTTCCTGGAAAGACGCTACGGATTCCTTCGCTGATGCAACGACTTCTGAGCATTGCGCGAGGAAATTTTTGCCATCCACTTCCAGGTTTGACCAATCCGATGCGTCCAGCTTGTTCAAGAGTCCATGTAACCGCAAGAGAACCGCCATTAGGGTGTTCAAATACTCCTGTAACTCGTTCATCTGTGTACTCCTTCCAATCAACCTTACCGCCAGCATTTTGAAATCTAGCCAGCATGGCATCGGCTTTCAAAGCGGGACGACCTTGAATAATGTGAAAATCCCGAGCAGCAGTCGCGGGGTGCAAACCTTCCGCTTGTGCTACCGCCATAAGAGCAAGAACCGAGTTCTTGTCTTTCATACCAAATAAACCAGATTGGGCGATTGCTCCCGCCATCTGATCCATTTCGCTAAAACTGACAATGTTAGACATGAATCATCTCCGATAGTGTGTAAATAGTGTCAATGACTGAACTTACAGCCATAATCCAAACTGCAATATCAATGTTGTTCATGCAATCCTCCCTTGTTCACGCTGAATGGCTTTAATAACATCAAGCAAATCCTTTTTAACTTCCTTGGCAAGCCAAACAACGCCATCATTTTCTTTAACATCAGTAATAACAGTTTCTAAACCGTTTATTACTTCTTTTAAAATTTCGATTGAGTTCATTTGACTAAGAACCTCCGTGCGCCTGGTTGCTCAATCACAAACTGTTCATAGATGTCAGGCATCGCCGTCTTGAACAGATCAGCACTAAAACGCTTGCTGGATTTAGAGGACTTCCAAGTGACCAAAGAAGTGCCATCAACTGCGCGTATTTCTTGGTTATCAGCCATCAAATTACGCACTTGCACCTCTAAATTTTCCTCAGCAGCCTCAAGATGCTTAATCTGACCCTTAATATCCCTAAGCTGATTGATAGCCATTTCAACCTGACGCGTAGCCGTAATGACTCGATCGGTGCTTGCGGGATACATAATCTTAGTTTGATCAACAGTCTGTGCTGGCGGTAAATTGCCTGACTGACAGTAGCCCCAGATTTCAGCCATTTTTTGGATAAGGTCATCTTTTTCCTGATCAGAAATATCAAATTGAAANGTACAAAACTCTTGACCACCAAATAAAACGGCAAGATAAATCTTTTGTACGCCATGNCAAGCAGCTTCATGCACNAGTTGAGCGTAATCCGCATCAGGAATACGATTACTATCGACATCAAACTTGTTTCTAACGGCTGCATTGTAGTTTTTCGCCTCTACAAGTACAGAGCCATCAGCACTAATAAAATCAAAATGGCTACGAAACCAATCGTGCTTGGGGTGGGTGATCGCATAATCAGCGTCCTTTAACTCAATGCCCAAACGCTCTTGTGCCAAGCGGCCAATAGTAGGCTGCATGACATGACCCATTTGGACGGCCTCAACACCAGACAAGTCTGGCAACTCTTTTTTACCTTGCTTTTCCAAAATAACATCAACGCCTTTGCCATTGGCTACTTTNCGGGAATCCCCACTCCAGATGGCGCTATTGCGTATTTCGGGTGCAAAATCATGTTGATCGTTCATGCTTATCTCCCAAAAGGAATGGTTGATAGATCGTCCAAGCTTTCGTCATACGGCTTGGGATCGCTCATCACACCGATCATGTGCTCGGCATCTTGCAAAGCAAAGAGCAATTCCATGGTGATGTGAGTTGAAGGTACTTGTTTGCGCACCTCTTGTGCCAGGTGGCGTAATACATTGATCAAATGTTCTTGATTCATAAATTGTCCTCTCATAGTTAGGATTAAATGTGTACTGCGAGATCAGTATAACTGATTAGAAAAGTATTGCAACTACTCATGTTGTTTTTTATCGTGATCAGCACTCCTGTGTAAGGGAGGCCTGTGGATAACTCTGTGGATAACTTGTGGATAAGTATGATCGTGATCACCATACATAGATGTTATATATATATTTATATACGATACGAAGTATCGTATAACTATCGTAGAACTTTTCTATTATTTCTATTCTATTTCTAAAAGACTATCGTCTATTATACGACCAATGCTTAATTTTTAAGCAAATCGTGATCAACCTTTCATTCTTGATCGTGATCAAAATCGTGATCAAAGTTTGATCAACCTTTTTAAAAATGGTTATTACTTAAGAAATAACTTGTCAAGGTACGAAATATTTAATACCTCGCGTCTGTGTGCGCATGCGTGTGCGGGCGCGCGGGCGCGCGCGTGTGCGTGTGTGCGCCTGGGCGCGTTATTTTGTAGCAAACCCTTGATTTTATAGGGTTTTCAATTTTGAAGCCTGTAATCGTTGATTTGAGACGTTTTGCCTTGTTTTGGTGTAATGGTATTGCTTAGGCGTAAAAAAACCCGCCTAAGCGGGTTTAAATGCGTTTAAGCGGGTTTATAACAACAATAGAAGTGCGATAAATACGATAAGCAATAAAGCGCACAAAAGGTCGTTTGGTGTCGGGTTATTAGTCGGCATATTCTCTCCCTGTATTGGCGTAGGCGGCGCGTTCCAGCCACGGAAAAGCCTCGCGAGCCGCAACGTCGTCCGTCATTATTTTGANAAACCAATCCTCGCCGATATTGCCGTCTAAGAGCATGTANGANACNTCGTAAAACGATTCGAGCCCGAATTGCTCGANAAATTCCATACANGCCGATACGGAGATACTGCCCGCCTTTTGCATATTGGCGTTCTCCATCTCATCTAAGAGCATGGCGACGTCGTCGTAATGGTCGCGCACGTTGTCGCCGCCGTCCTTCGTACTCGTACTCGTACTCGTTGCCGTCCACGTACCCAATCGCCGTTTTGCCATAACCATAATTGGCGTATTTATACGCTCTGATCTCTGGTCGCTCTGTCGCTTGTTTTAATTGCTTTTTATAGCCCTTAATCGGCGTTTTGGCGGCGTTACTGCTCGCCGTCCACGCGTATGTGTTGGATAACCATAAACCCGCCCAATACACGCCGCTTTTTTGGTTTACGACTGCCAGACGTCCCGCGTCATCCATCAACACGAATTTATTGCTCGCGCCGATATGCTCTCCGACGATTGCCGCAAATGCTGGATGGAAAGCAAAATCAGGGTTTGCCGCCAACATTGGACGCAAATAGTCGCGTATGTAATGCCACGTGTCCGATTTTGTAACGTCGGCGGCGTTGCCTGTACTCAAAATGCCGTTATGCATAAGCCATAAATCCATGCCGTGATCTTTTCTATTTAAGACCTCGTAAGGATGGCAATTCTCCAAATCCGTTGCGCCGTGTGTGCGCATACGTAAATGGAAAGCGCAATTTTTGCCTTCGATATGCGCGCGGTAAAACGAGACAAATTGAGCGGCGTTTTTAGGTAAACACTTCTCGATAATGAGAGAGCCATTTTCCACAAACATAACGCCGACGCCGTCGCCGTTGTAATCGTAAAAATCTTCGAGCCACGCATTCGATAATTTTGGCGATTGTTCCGATTGAGTGATAAGTAAACACATAATTAAATTTCTCCGATTGTGGTTGTTGATACGCCGCCNAATNNCGCTGGTCGNGCCTTGTGTGTGTACGGCACTTTAAAACCCTTGTCTAACAAGTAAGCGCGCAAATGCGGCGTGTCGCGGCGATTATTTTCTAAGCAAATGTATTGCAAAAAATTCTCCGTGTTGAGTTGTTGTTGCGACGTGTCGCGCGCAAAAAACCACGTAATAAACGCAAACTCTAAGCAAGCCATAATCGTTTGATATTTGAGCGTCCCCTTAAATAATCTAAATTCGATTGTTTTGTCATTCTGAAAATTGAGGGCTTCATAACGATCTTGATTGATGTTGCGCAGCTGCCGTGCCTTCGTGTCGCCGCAGCGTAACGCGTCGCGCAGCCACGTCTTATCCGCGCTTTTATCTTGGAATTTTGCGTACCCGCTCGCGTCCCGCCTCGCGATTGCTTTTACTAAAGCCTGATTGTTTGTGTCGTTGATAAATAAAATCATTTTGGCGGCATGCAACATAGTCATATCCGCCTTACACACGTGTACGTGTAATCCGCACGTGGACGTATTGTGCGATTTTGCGCCGCGAAATCCGCCCTTAAAAAACGCCAGTTGCGCGGCATGGACGTCCAGACCTGTATACGCCGTTACCAACTCAAAGCCGCGATTAAGTGAGCCGTCGCCTTCGATAAGTGCGTATTGTTGTCCGTCGTCGCGCTCTCCGATTGCCTCTAATAATTCGCCCGCTTTTTCGTTGCGCGAATATTCGCTATTGATTTCCATCTCCAACTCAAGACCCAACAACACACGCGGCCGCCTCTGGTCGTATGCGCTTGCGATATGGCCAAGATGATGCCGCGACGAATGATAAGAGCCGATATGCTCATCTTCTCTATCGTCGTCGTCGTCGTCGTCCGCACTATCGTCGTAATACGAATTACGCTCGCTATAGAAATAATTGCTTACACAATGACTGCACACGGAATAGTCGTCGCGCACGTTGTAACTATCGTCGTCCGTTCCCAACACGTCGCAGTCGTAACATTTAAAGAATTGCCCGCTGAAGTGCTCGTCCAGCCAATCTACCCAATCGCTATAAGAGCCGCGCACGTCGTCGTATTCGTTAAGTCCTGAGATTGCATCGCATTCGTCG